TTTCCATCGTCATTATGAAAGATATCCTTTCGAAGGTAGTCAATGTCGCTGCGGCGACGGCACTCGAAGTTTCATCCCATAACAATGGAGACACCTTTGTATTTTCAGGATTTCGCAATGCTCAATGGAATCAGACCATTCAGGCGCAAGGAGGAAAAGTGGAAGATCGTATTACCAAAGAGACTACTGCATTGGTGGTCAAAGACAAATCTAATGTTACGGGTAAAATTAAACAGGCTATTGATCAAAACATACCTGTATATACGCTGCATGAATTTATAAATAAATATAAAAATCAATATAAAGACATTGCTTCATGATTACATGTGGGAGCGTGAGGTGGTGATGGAATCGTCGATGGAATATGTTTCGGTAAGTATAAAGCATGGATTCCCGAGTGGTCAAAGGGGGCAGACTTAAGATCTGCTGCATATGCTTCGTGGGTTCGAACCCCACTTCATGCATTTTCATTCATTCATTTATTTATTTTATTTTTTTGCTCTGTTAGCTCAATCGGGAGAGCGTGCGACTGTTAATCGCGAGGCAGCAGGATCGAAACCTGCACGGAGCGTTTTGTTTTTTCTCGTGATAGCTCAGTTGGTAGAGCGACGGACTGTAGAGGTTCATATGACATTATGTCATAAAAGTTTTCCGTTGGCCGGGTGTTCGAATCACCCTCGCGAGATACACCGTGGCGCAGTGGGAGCGCGCGCAAGTGAGGAAGTATGTTCGATTCATACCGGTGTAATTTTTTTGATAAACATAAATCGTTTCAAATACTTTTTATGTTTATTTATCTTTGTTGATGAAAGTATTAATTATTATTATTTATCTCAATCTCAGTTCCATAACCATTCTCATTGTCCGGTTTCGGAGTTGGGTCCTGTTCCGGAGTTGGTCTTGTTCTTTTGAAGGAGGGTTGTTCTCCATTGGAGCTATTTTCTGTTAAATTGGACCCGGTGCGTTTTAATGTATTGAGTATTGTTTCTTCATTGAGTATTGTTTCTTCCGAAGTTCGTTCCTGCATTTCTTCCAGTATTTTTATTTCATTATTCAAATAATTAATTGTATCTCTCATAGGAATTGTTGTTGACATTCTACCTTCAAGGTTATGTATATGACTTAGTAGTTCTTGTAGAGTTCCATTAAAAGGAGTATCATTCACCTCAGGTTTCACACGTCCTTTAACTTTTTTCCTCTCTATTTGACCTTTATGTAATAGATATAGCACACGAGCTTGTCGCGCATGTAAATAGTCTAAATTGAAAATATGTTTGCTTTTTTCAAGTTCTTTCATTCGGTCGAGTTTATATTTGATTGTTTGTTTGGGATCGACGACAGCGGGAAGAACATCAGCAGCAGCACCACCTCGCTTTATTCGACTCTGCGTCCGTTTTTTTCGCATACTTCTATTCTTTTTACGCATCACTGGTTTGGATTTGCGAGTACTGCGTTTCATTTCTTTTTTTTTATTATTATGCCCTTTCTTCGCGGTGTTTCTATGTTTCGGCATTTATATAATCACGATATAAAAATGTCAAAAAATTGAAACCAAAGAAACGAAAGGAAGTCACTTTAACGAAACATCATATGGAGGCGGATATGCTTACTGAAAAACGGCGCATTTGGAAAATGGAGGCGGCAACCATGTCGTCCGCCGAACGCCAACAAAAAATTCTTGATCTTCAAATCGAAATATGGCAAAAAGATCAAGAGGAACAGATGAGAGTGAGAGGAATCACCATATGGATACCTTTCATAAGTTTAATTATACATATAATTATACATATAATATATCATATTTTCATGTTCAACTCATTTGCGTTACAAAGATAGAGCAACTACAAACAGAAAATAATACAACAACATACCCAAACATATCGTTGATAATAGCTGCAAATTGATATATGGAGATGATGATCTTTCAATTTTGTGAATATAATGCTTTCGATCCTTTTTTTTTAGCACCTTTTCTTGCTCATCAAATATCAGCTCCAACAAAGCCATGCGCAACTCCACACCGTACTTCATTTGCTCAAAATAATACGCTTGAGGATACGCATCCACATCGGGATGAAGCTCGTCATTTCTTGGAAAAGGGTGAAGTATTATGCTCTCGTTCCCTAAACACTTCGCATCCTCCGCTGTGAAACAAGTACATGGTGCGACGGAGTTTGTGGGGGACTCTAAACCGGATACATGCCGCTCTTTCTGATACCGCGTTAGATACACTACATCATAATACTCATAAAACACTTCTTCGATAATGGTATCTTCCACATCTTGATAGTGCGCGTGCGCTACTTGGGCCACATAATCATCCGACGGCTCGCACCCGGGATACGCATACAAATGTACGCTCATTTGCGGATAATACGCCAGCATGTCGATCAAGGAATGGACCGTGCGACTGTGCTTGATGTCGCCCACAAACAAAATTCGCTTAAATCGAAAATCCATTCCGTACTTCTTGTACATCGTGTATAAATCTAAGAGGGCTTGCGTGGGATGACCACTTGAACCATTTCCTGCATTGATCAACGATAACTCTTTACAACTAAGCTCATCATTGGCCGCATTGTACAATTCGGGTTCGGGGTGACGCAACACAATCACATTTCCATAATTCGACAAGGTGCGAAGCGTGTCCATGTCGCTTTCTCCCTTCTTCTGACTGGATGTTTGCGGACTAAAACAAATCACCTGACCACCCATCTTCTTCATCGCACATTCAAAGGACAAAGAGGTACGTGTACTTGGCTCGAAAAACGCATTTATTAATACCTTGTTTTTCGCATACTTAGATTCCGGATGCTTGCCCATGTACTCACTTAGTTTAAACAATGCATGTATCTTCTTTGGCGTCCATACCATGCTCTATCTTTTTATCTATTCATTGAATTCTCTTTAAACATTCACCTTTTATTATTTTCTGTCACTTATGTATAATACATATGAAAGTATCTGCCATACCAAAACAACTTTCCAAGTCGCTTTACAAACCTATTTCTAAGTCGCTTTCCAAGTTTATTACCACGATTCAAAAGAAGGCCACATTTCTCACCAAACCCAAAAATGGGCAAAAAGTCCTTCTATTGATTGCCGTTTTGCTTCTTCTATTCCTTGCACACAAGTTCATCTTATCCAATGAAGGATTCCAGAGCTCCCCCGAAAATTTAGAAAATGATGTTGCATCCCAAAAATCCATGGTTCTGTTTCACGCAGATTGGTGCGGACACTGCAAAAAAATTATGCCCACATGGGACGCTTTGACCAATAAATGGAACGACACTCAGACCGATGTTAAATTCATGAAGGTCGAGTGCGGCAAACCAAACGAAAATGAAGCACATGCAGAACTCATGAAAAAATATGATATTAAAGGATATCCAACTATCATTGTTTTTGAAAGTGGGGGATTCAAGGAATACGAAGGCGGACGCTCTCCGGAAGAGATCGAATCTTTCTTACAACTTGCATAAACATGGCACTTCTATTGTTAAATTATCCATCGCACAATCCAAACGATCGCCGTTCTTGTGATATATATTCACATTCTTTGTTTCCAATTTGATTTTATCTTGAGCATATAAAATCAACTTGGCACGCGTGTATTGCTTCTTGTTTATTAATATTACATTGTATCCTTTGTTGTGGTTCTTCTTATTCTCAATCTTTTTCCAGTTTCCGGTTTTCATTTCCCGATATATGTTTCCGTCGAAAGTGCAGATTATGCTGGTTTGGTCTATTTTACATTCATACATCATTTCGCGGTACAATGCTAGGATATCCTCTTTACTACATTTCTCATACATAGAGGAATTAAGATAAAGTCCATCTCTTTGGACTACTTCGTTTCAATTTTTTTCGTTAGGATATATCCATTAAATTTATGTCGGTTTAAGATTGATATAAATGTGTACTTATCATCGAAAAGGACCACTCTGCACCGTTCAAGTTAATCACATTGCCACGATCATCCAGTAGTTTTACTTGTAACTTTCGAATATTCACCGGACCTCCGTATTTACGCTTGAACTTGTTCTTGTCGCTCGTGAATGTCGATTCTCCCCAGTTCAACGATTTGTTCTCAAATGGCACTATGCCAAAGACATTGTTGATTAAGTTCGCATTCATGTTACTATTCTTCTGATTCAGATTTGTGCGATAATTGTTTATTTGAAGCGCGCTGTAGAGCTGGTTCTTCGTCATATTGCGGCCCGTGTCGTCCAGAAATGTGTTCAGGCTCGAATTGGTCAAGCAATTCAAAGAATTGTCCGTATTGTTGAAATACTTTGTACTTTTAATAAACGATTTGTTGTGACTAATTTGAACCAATCCCTTGTTGGTCTGATTCTTGTTCATGTCATCAATCACGATTATGAAATACTTTGTATGTGGAATGAAGCAAAGCGCCTCCGCCTGCGTCGTGGCTGTTGCGTCCATCGCATATTCAAGCGACACATTTGAAGTATCCACATTGCGAAATCCCAGTATCCACCCCAAATTATTGTTAAGCTTACTTTGCGTTTCGGGGCTTAGGGCCGTTTGATTCGAGTTTGCAAAACTTTGCGCATCATCCAAATAATCGTAAAATATCACGGTGTATGCCGTGCCGCTGGTGGTCATCGAGATCTTGTTTGACACGGAATCCAACGCAAAATTGAGGTTGGTTATGCCCGCATCTGTCAATGAGGTATTCACCGCATCTTTCAAGCTTTCGGAATTATAATTGCCGCTAGAAACAGACAATTTCGTTATGGTGCCTCCATTGTCCTCCACATAAAAATAATTGTTGCCGTAGGTCTCGTCAATCGCATAGAAAGTGTATGGAATACATATATTGGTTAATTCAAGAGACACCACATTGTCCAGACTGTCGTTAAGCTCCACCGTCATGTTTGTGCTCGTTCTACTGTCATACTCGTAATTCGATTCCCAGATGTTTTTTCGGTACATCGAGTCGATGTTGATGATGCGGTAGCTTTCCTGGAAATAATTGGGATTCAGCTTTCGCGGGTCTTGTATCACATTTTTTACACCCACCATTTGCGTATTTCGCGAATCACCCTCCTTTGTTAAAAATAATGCGTTGATCAATTGCGTGGCCGTATTATCGACAAACGACTGAACGAAAGCCTCATTTTGAAAATTGTTTTGTTTCATCATATACATATAAACCCTCTTCTTGCTCTCTTCCACATCCAATAGTGTATATTGATTCAAAAAAGTATTGCAATCATTCACATCGTTATACAGTTTTTTTATGGACTTTAAATCATAATTATCAATGTTCAGTTCAGAGTTCATTTTAATATATATATGTATAATAATAATTAATTCTATTTGTTCTTTAAATCGACTTTGTTCTTATACATTAAACCTATTACGCCATAGTTATAGAGATCACTGATAGTATCTTCGATACGCTCGTCTTTGACATTTCCTTCCCTTTTCTTTTCGAGTAGAGTTATAATGCGATTCATTTTGTCGTTCATACGGATTATTATTGCCGTTAGACCAAAATCTTCAAAGGAATTACCGTAATCTTCGTTCTTTCGACAAAATAAAAGCTCATTCTCTTCCGTAATTTCTTGCTTGCTTTTCGCTGTCAAAAGGGACAGCATATTCAGACAAACAATTGTAATATTAAACAAAGATTCATACAAATCTGCAAAGGGTTCCCGAAGTGCAATACTGCTATTCTCGACATGTATTTGCTCGTGTATTTTTTCCTTGTACCTTTTTACACTATATAAAAAGATGTCTTGATTCATCGTTGATAAATCAATGGGGGTGTCATATTCTTTTATTTGTTCCAGCACTTTCTTATACGATTCAATCATTGTTGTTTTATTATGTAATAATTTCTTTAATCTTTTTTTAATTTTCCTTTTTGTACAGGTATTCAAAGAAATATTTGTCTTTTTGTCTTTTATTTATGAAAAAATTGATTTAAGATTAACCCTGTAATGTCTATAAACCCGTCTACGTGTGTATCTGCTTATGAAAAATAATGACATTTTTGAATTATGTAAAGCAAACTTCCAACTCATCCATGATGCGATTCAGAAAATAGATCAAAAGCAAACTGTCCTTGAACAACGATTGACCGAATTAGCCAACCGCGCTACAACCGGGGGAGCTTCGGGAGCCTTTCAACATATTGAAAACAAGGTGGCCTATTTAAACGAACACATTTCACCATTCGCGTCGTCTTTTTTAGATGTTATCGACGAGACACTCGATGCTTCGCATGAACATGTGCTTCGCGTGCTTCAGCAAAATATCACCATTTACCAATGCGCGGCTGACCTCATTTGCCAACATGTAGAACTATTGAAATCCACACAGCAAAAACACCTTTTGTACGCCTTTCCATTTCAGAAAAATGTTGTCTATTTCTGGAATCATTTGGATCATACTTGGGAAAAAATGTCGCAACATTTCACGAAAGCATTGTTTGAAAAAATACAAAAAATACTGATTACAACATACTTGAAATCTTCCGAAGAAAATCCTGATCGATTTTCGCATCTCGACCTCATTGAATGCTTTACATACCTATACACAGATAATTTTGATGCTAAATATACGGAATTTAAAAAACTTATATTTCAAGGACTCACATAATATGTATATATAATCTATATGGGCAGAAAAACCCACCGTGGTGGCAGAACCATGAAGAAAGCACGATCGATGAAAAATGATCCGTCGTTGCAAAACTATGCTTTTCAACTTCCCACACAAAATAATCTAGATCAGGGCGATCACACTTCTGTTTTAGGACACGACCCGCGATTTAATCTCAATATTTTTTTACGAGAAAGTCATAATTGTTACACCTACTTTTTAAATTTACAAAGCCAAGAAGCCATTGAGTTGTGCAAAAAAGATTTCAAATATCATAACATGTGCCGCCGCGCTCAACCTGGAATGTTGTCGGGATTTCCCAGGCTCACCGATAAAGATTACACTTGCCCCAAAATAGAAGCACGCACCTTGGCGGATAACCCAGACATATACAAGCTCAAATCAAATAAACAAAAGTGCCATACCGGATTTTATAAAGGAGCAATGGTCACGGCACCG